TCAATTGACGCAACAAAACGCATACATTCGCACCGGACACACTCGGTCAGGATTCTCGCTACTATACCACGAATTGTTCGATCTGTACCACCCGTACATTGGCGACAAAGCGACACTGTACTATTTGTACTTGTTAAGATACCGAAACAATGACGAATATCGAACGTGGAAAGGTCGAGCATCCGTTACCGAGAAATTCCAACTATCGTACTCAACATTGCCGATACTCGACGCAATACTCGAAGCAGCCGAATTAGTTTCAATCGAGTACAAACCTATTGGTCGAGGTAAAGACAAGATTATATATGTCGTTCACGACCCGTTAGAGCGCGAAAAGTTTCGAGAGAGGGAAGCGGATATACACCGGAAGCTGGCCGAAGTTGCGCGAAAATACGAAAATATCGGAAAGCTTCTAGGCAAGGAAAAAGGAATTAAACTACTTGCATGAAGATACAATCTTTACTTCTGAAGTTTATTATCTACAGAAGCGTTAATGAAAAAGAATATATTAAAAAGAATTACTTAAAAAGAATAAATACTTTGCGCCATGTATTCGTAAACTCATACATGGTCGCAGATAAGATTAATAAATAAAAGATTTATAAGAGGTATTACAAAGATGGAAAATGTGAAACTGTCGCGCGCCGCCAACGCTTTATATCGAATGTGTCAACGATTAACACACGTTTTAAGGCGTCTATCGGCGCGATACAGACGATTTTATCCGTACCTAATGGTTTTCTATTCGGAAGTATAAAACACGCTAATTTCACGCAAATTTTAAGCGAAATGAGCGAAAAAGTGAGGATGGTGATTAATATGCCGTTAACACAAGCGGAGTTAAACGAAATCAAAGAACGTGCGGGAAAAGCGTCAGGCGGAAAATGGTTGTGGGAAGGTGATAAGTTCGGAGATATAGTTATATTTTCGCCTAAGCTACGTGGTTTCCATAATAATGGAGGAACTATCGCTAAATTAGACGGATGTAGTGCGGATGACGCAGAATTCATCGCACATGCCCGCGAAGATATTCCGCGGTTAGTGGCGGAGATTGAGTGGTTGCGTGAAGGTTTAACGTACTTAACCGAGGCTCATCACTTTGATAGTCCGGGACAAATGGCGGAGGTTGCCGAGTTTTACCTAAACGGAGGCGATTTCTAATGCCTAAAAAACCTTCGCAATACGACTGGAAAGCACGGTCACTCGAAGATTGGAACGCAAATACGTTTCTTGCGTACATTGTCGACAACACGCTCGAACGATACGGCGTTGAATACTCGCCCGGCGGTAGCGGCTCGAAACAGCAACGATGGGCGCGCGAACGCGGTATGTTGAAACAGGCGCAAGAACGGTATGGTAACGCGGTACTGAAACGGTTCATCGACATTTGCTGGCGTGAGTATCGGACGACAAAGCCTGAGCAATTTCCGTACCCAACGTGGATGTTTATGTATTCGTACATGGACAGGTATTTTCCGCAAGCGCAAGCGGAAGTTGCAGCGGAAAGTCGACGAAAAGCGAACGAAATTAATTACGAAGAATTGGAGGAATGGCTATGATGAATCTGATGAATAAGTTTGGAATTGTTAATTTAGAAGGATTGGGTATTAAAGCGATGGTAATTAATGATGGTAAGGCTTATTTGACTTATAAAGACTTTGCTGTTGCGGCAGGTCATCCCGACGCAGCTCAGCTGTTAATTCTATTATATTCGAATCTCCGGAAGAAGAAGAGAAACGCCGTCGTGTACGCAAAATATCCGGAGAAATAGTCGATGTTCTTGCAAAAGGAAACCACGAGCATACTGGAGAGTTGATTTACGTCATTAAGGCGAAGTCAGGCGAAAAGTTTCTGATCGGTGAGCGGGGCTTAAAAATAACAAATTTTCCCGATATAGAATACGATGATCTAATCAAGAACATCGAAGGATTGATACATGAGTTACGCTTACGCGCCTATAGGGCAGGTTACGAACAAGGGCGTTTAGACGAAAAAATTAAAGGAAGCGGCAGTGAGCAATATCAACAACAACGCCGCGACGAAATTGTTGAACGGGCAAAGCGTGATGTTGCGGAGTTAGTCGAAGATATGCCGATGAGTTACATTTATAATTTCGTTGATTTCGTAGTAAATCGCGATAAAAGAACGGTTGTTGCATTATTACGCATTTTTAAACAAGGAGAAGTTCACGCGCGAGGAATCGCCAAGTGTCATCCTGACGATTGCTTCAACATACACATCGGCAAAGCTATCGCGTTGCGCCGAGCGTTAAAAATCGAAGTGCCAGACGAGTACTTGAACGCGCCGCAGCCTACGGAAGTGCGTGTCGGTGACGTTGTAGAAATGCAATTCGTATCGTTTTTCACGAAAAAACTTGTAACCGATAAAATTAATCCAATAAATGAATGTGAAACTACAATAGAATCAGCGACGAAGTATTTTGCGGAAGGTATGGCGAAAGTCATCGACGATTCGCGCGAGGAGATGTGACGCAATGCCTTGTAGATTATGTGTTGAACGAGGTGATTACGCTTGACGCAATCAAACGCAAATCGTTGCTTACTAGCGTACCGTTGCCAACTGGCGGGCGGTTCGGTATGTAACAATCACTGCCCGCACTTTATCACTTTGCACGGAATGAACGCAAAAGGCGGCCGGGTCGGTCTGGCGGGCGTGCCGAGCGACTATCGGCTAGTTACGCTCACAAACTCGCCGGTACGCGCAAGCCAGCCGAAAATTTACGAAATACTCGACAAATACTCGGCGACATTTGATCGACAATTTGACGAAATTGGCGATCGAATCAAGTCGGTCTATATGTGGTCGAAGTCGCCCGGAACCGGTAAAACAACGACGGCGGTGGCTTTACTGAACGATTGGCTTGTCGCGCATTATCTCGGCAGTTTGAAACGTGGTCGCCAGCCGTTACAAATGCCCGCGTACTTTTTGGACGTGAACGAATTTCAAATGCGGTACAACCTCGCCACAATGACGAATGATGATGCGGAATTATCAACAATTCGCAAGTTGATAGAAATGTGCCAACGCGTTCCGTTTTTGGTAATGGATGATATTGGCGTTCGTGGTGCGAGCGAGGCGTTCCGTGCATATTTACACGCGATCATAAATTATCGCGCTGTTAACGGTTTGCCTACGATATATACGTCGAATTTACCGATCGAAGAATTGGCGCGAGTGTTCGATGAACGGTTGTACGACCGCGTTCGCGACATGTGCATGCAATTACATTTTGATGGCGAAAGTAAAAGGGGGAAACGGAGGGGGTAGCGTGTATTACCTTTTTTGGGAACATTCCGAACCTCGCAAACCGAATCCTAGACCGGAAATCGAGCGAGCGAGGAAAAGGCGGGAACGGAACGAGGAAATCGATAGATTGCTAGACGAAATGAACGATTACACGCGGCTTTATGAAACGTTTGGTGACGATGAATATGCGGAAAGGGTATTGCGTGTAAAAGAGAAACTACGGAAATTAGCGGAGGCGGAGGAATGAAGGTTGACGCAAAAGAGGTAAAAGAGTTTCTAAATCGGATTGAAGACGAATTGATGCATATAAACGCTGCTTTATCTATTAATAAACAACACGTCAATCTCGATAAGGTACACGACACGTTGACGATAATCGCTTATTCGATTAGAGAATATATTCGTGAGTTGGAGTAAAGGAGGTTGATACTGATTGAGTTACTCACACATGCTATTTTCGAAAATAATTGACGATAACAACGTTGCTGCCTTTAAACGCTATAACATCACCGAGGACGACTTCGCAACGGAAGGCGAACGCGAGGTTTATCGATTTATCGTCAATTATGCGGGACAAAATGGCGGCCGCGCACCTTCACATGAAGTAGTCGCAGAAGAATGCGAAGATTTCGTTCCTATGCCGGGTATAGAAGATAGCTATGAATACTTAGTACGAGAAGTAAAAGACTTGGCGGCAAAAGTTGCGCTCGATCGCTATTTGTCGAAATTTGCCGAAAAATTTAATTCAGGTGAGCGTGGCGAAAAGCTTCTTGAGGACTTGCAGAAAAATGTCGAATTGATTAAAATAAGAACAGATGTTCGTAAATCGTTCGGAACGGACTTGAACAACGTCAAAAGTCAGTTTCTTGCGGAATACGAGCGTCGGAAATCAGGCGAATCATTCCGAGTTTGGAAGTCGAAATTCGACTTTATTAATCGGGCGGTTGGCGGCTATGTATCGTCAAACGTTTATACGATCTATGGCAAATCAGGCCGCGGCAAGTCCGTCATTGCGCTTGAAGAAGCAATTGAATGCGCCACGCAGGGCGCAAACGTGCTGATTTGGGCGATGGAAATGGGTTGGTTTGAAGTTTGGGTTCGTATATTCGTCAGCTTGAGCGGTCGGCAAGGCATTACAACCGCCAATATTGACGGCATTGACATGAGCGCAGGCTTTGATTCTAGCGCATTGCGAAACGGCAAACTTCCTTATGAATTTGAAACTGCGTTTAAATTTTTTCTTGACGGTGT